AGATGCGATGTCAGTCGTCACGCGGCTTGCCAACTGCGCTGCATCGACCACTTTCCCGGCGGTGCCATTAGTGACATCAGCGGTAGTAGCGAGCCTGACAGTGCCGTAGGCGCTCGTGGTAGCAGGTGACACTGAGACGGCGCTCACCCACGTGGAGCCGTTGTAAATCTTGAGCACAGGCGTGCTCGTGGTATCAAGCCAGGGATCACCAGCAGTGGGTGAGCTTGGTGCGCTTGCTCCCACCCACACGCCAGTGATCTTGCGGATGTTGCCGGCGGTGTCCTTGCACGTAAGGAACGGACCGTCGGCGTTGTAGTTGAGTGCGATCTCGCCAAGGGCAAGGTCACTGGGAAAAGGCTGTTTTTGCGAAACAGCACTTTTCTTGAGTTCTATCTGCAGGGACATGGCTATCGAGCCGATGGAAGCCGGTCATGGGCCGGCATGCCCATTCTAGAAGGATGTGTCGTACAAGTATTTGCCGAGCACGCGACCCAGTGCCCAGAAGGTGACAGGGAAATTGGCCTGCGTGGCATTAAGACTTAGTACGGCGCCGTTTGATTTCTTGGCGTAGTGATAAGTGTTGGTGGCAGAAGTGTAACCTGGAGCGTCAGGCGAAAGTCCGCTCAAAGTTTCAATGGGGACACCGCCGACAAAGTAGGTAGTCTCTTTGCTAGTAATTACGCCGTTGGGCGCATAGATTACAGTGCAAAGCGTTTGCAAAGGGAACACGACTCCTACTGGCTGATAATTTCCACTTGAAGGTATAAGTCCGTCACTAATATGCACGCCCGTATCGGAACACTCAATATTAACGCTGTCAATAAATACAAGAATTTGACTCAAAGACGAATCGTCCAACGCTTCAGAAAGCTGCGTGGTATTCGTGTTATTGCCACCCGATGTGCTTGGGCCTTGCCAGTTCAAGTTGTATCTAACGTCAGGTGCTCCATTAGCGATGCCGTAAGTGCCCTGAATTGCTATATCCGCGCCTGACTCTTCAGTTGATTGGCTGATAATAATCCCACGGATATTATTTCCAGCGCCTGCGCGATACGAGCCGTCCGGCGTACTTCCAGAAGGAGTGGTGCCGTCCGTCCATGAGTCCGTAGTGCGCGGCCAATTGGTGCTGGGGTCGGCGACAAGCGTTGGTAGTGAGCGGTTGCCAGTCAGTAAGTTGTAAATAGAACCAGTTTCATCTTCATCGTTTGTACCGTTGAAGGCGATGTTGCGCGAGTCTTGCCACTCCAATCCAGCATCGTCAAGGTCGGAAGCATCAATCCATACTTTCGCCTCATTGTTGTGCAATGTGTGCATTAAAAATTCAAAGGATGTAATTGAGAAGCGGTTTTCATCCGCGCCTGTTCCAATGCTTTCTGCGGCAAGTTCAGCTTGGAGTTCCTTGATATTGTCGATACTTCTAAAAGCGTCAATGTAATCGTTATTGGAAAGAGAGTGGTCATACGTGATCGTCACATCCACCGCAGCGGGGCGGCGTGTTTGTGCCTTGGCACCAAAGAAAATTGGTACGGAATTACCTGCCATGTCAGCTCACCATTGAAGCGGTATAGACCACTGTATTTGCAGCGGCAATGTAGTAACCAATCAGCAAGTTGCCAGTGAGCCCTGTTGTGTTGTTTGTTGGATTCACCCAAGTGTTGACTGCTCCTTTCCAGTAGGCGTCGTCAATGCCAACGAGCGCCACGCCGGTTGCGTTTGTCACGTAGATGAAGCCCGACGTGCCAACATAGCCAGCAGTGACAGGTGTGCCGAGGGCGAGGCTGGTAGCAGTTCCAGTGTGCGTGAAAGTGAAGTTAGCGCTCAGGTCGAAGTTGGTGGTACCGCTGGTCCAGGCAACAGGCGTGGTGAGCAGCTTGTTGGCTGGGATGGTCGGCAGCTTTGCCAGCTCCAGCACAGGCAGCTTGGCGTTGGTCAGCGTGGGGATGTTGGCAAGCGGGATCGTTGGAAGCTGATCCGTTGGTAACAGCGCACTGCCATCCAGCGTGGCCAAGCCATTGGCTGCAGCTCGAAGTGCGCCGAGGTTGCTTGGCACCAGTGCTCGGGTGGTGTCGCTATAGGCACCGGCCTCGGTGTTGGTGGCAATCTCAACGATGCCTTTCTGCGTGGTGGATGCGGCGGGCAGTTTTGCTTCCGGGATGGAAGGCAGCTCGCTAGTGGGCACGGTGCCAGAGCCGTCCAGTGAGGCCAAGCCATCAGCAGCGCCACGCAGGTCACCAAGCGTGGCGGGCGTGACGGCTTTGTTGATGTCTTCCAGTGCTGCCACTTCAGCAGCAGTGGCCAGTTCAATAATGCCTTGCGTTGCAGCGCTTGCTACCGGCAACACGTTCGGCGCAAACGTCGGCGCACCTTCAATGGTGCCATTGATTGTCAGGTTGTTGAACGTCGCTTGCTGCAGTGCGTTGAATTCGTCGGTGACCGTCAGCGTGTCAAAGCTGGTCGGCACCACCGGAAAATCAGGATCACCGCCAAGTGCGCCAAGGCCGGCTGTTTCAGTGGTAACGACGGTGTTGGTGCCGAGGTCGTTGATCGTGTCGCCTTGGACGATCAATCCGTCCTCGTTGAAGCCGGTGTTGTAAACCCTGCCGCCCATGTGGTTGACGGCGAAGTAGTCGATCTTGTGCTGATCGCTCAATGCCGTCACTTGATACTTCGGCATTGCCTTGGAGTAGTTACCTTGACCGGCCCACTCGTAGGCTTGACCAAAGGCGCGGATCAAGCTTGGGCGGTTGAACTCCATCGGCCAGAATGCACGAGCGCTCAACTTGCCGCTTGGGGCAGGGCTGCTCAGCGCTGACGGATCCCAGTCGCGCACATCAGCGTTGTTTTGCAGGCTAAGCACAGAATTAACATCACTTGCGCTGTAGCCCACGGCGAGCATGAAATCAGCGATGCCGCGATAGTCCGTGGCACTTCTGACTTGCTGGATGATATCAGTGTCTGTGGTTTGATCAACCCCAAGATCAGTGCTATCTGGATCGTTGGATAGATCCTTGTCGATCAGCACTTCGGGAGCAATGGCAATGCGGAGCGCTTCAATGCCGCGCTCGTTGGTGAGCATCGGTAGGGTCGGTTCCCACTCATCGTTGGAGAACGAATCAAAGGAGTCGTTGCGTTTGGCGCGATAGATGCGATTGGAATTGAGTGCGGGCGTGCCAACGCGGTAGTAAGCGCCAGCAGTGAAGCTCGTAGCTGAATCGCCAGGGCGCAAGACAACGTTGTAGCGGCTAGATGACACGCTGCCGCCTGTGTTGTCTACCGACGACTCGCTGACCAGGAACACTTGGCCTGCGCCGTTGGTTGGGTCAAGTTGAGTGGAGGTGCCGCTACGAGAGCCAAGGCGGGCAACGAAGTTGCCAACAGGGCGGCGAGTTGCAGTGGGATTGCTGTTTTCGACAACGATTGAATACTTGCGCTCGCTAGGTGTGCGGGTATCAACAAGGCGGCGAATGTAAACGCGGTTGCCGACAAGCACTGCCGGATCCATCGTTGTGATGTTGTTGATCGCGAGGTCGCCGCTGGGGTTGACGTTGATGAGAGTGGGCGAACCCTCGGCCCAAGGGGTCGCCGCCATCTTCGCCCTTACGTCGATGGCGGTGGATGCGTTCTTGTCGCCGGGTACATAGCCGGGGCCAGTGTCGCGGCTACGGTTCTCAATCCAGATGTAGTCGTCTTGCTTGAGGGTGTAGCCGTAACGGCCAAAGGTGAGGTTGGGATCAAAGGCGGTTTCAAGCGTCAACACGCCAGTAGTGCTGTTGTAATCAGCAACAGTGCCAATCGTGATTTGCCTGATGTTGCTGCCGTCAGTACGTACTTTGAGAGCACGGCGAACAGCTTTCACCAAGAATCCCTTGTCTTGGTCAAAGGCACCGCCATCAGTGCCGATACCCCGGAAACCGGATGACAGCAGTGCCGTAAGGCCGAAGTTTGAGTTGGAGTTGGTGATGGTGCATTCACCACCGCTGGCAGTCCAGTGGTGAACGGCATCGCCAATCACAAAGCAGCTAACTTCCTGCAGGATTGAATTGTTGATGCACTTGAAGCCGAAGCTGCGGTAGTCAGTGTCGTAGCAGCCTGTGGAATGATTGATGTTGCCCGCAATGCGATAGCGGACATTGTTGATGTCAGAAGCGATGTATGCAGCGTAGTTTGCAGGGACGTTCCAGCTTCCACTTCCATAGATCTCCCATGCATTCATGTCCTTCTGCAGGGACACATTGGTGAACTGCGCCACCACCATGCTCTTGAAGCCTGTTACCTTGCTGCCATCAAGGAACATGCCGCACATTCCATAGTCGGAACGTAGCGAGCAGTTGAAAACATACGGCGAGCTGCCGCGTGTGGAGTCAACATCAGAAGTGGCTGCACCATCCGGATAGACAGTGGTGATCTGTGTCTCGCCAGGGTTGATCAGCTCAGCATCAGCAGGATTCAGTCCAAAGGCTGTAGCGACCTTGGCGTAGAAGGCGCTGAGTTCTGCCTCGGCGCAGAATTCAAATGCCGACAGAAGGTGATGTGAGGTGGTAACACCAATCGCATCCTTGAAGGTGAAGTTGAAGAAGAAGCTGCCGCCAGTGGCCTTGAAGATGGCGCCACGGGCAGTGGAGGGGTTGAGGTTGGCAGCAGGGACCGTGCTCGGGCGGATGACAGACTTCCGCAGGTCTTCACCGACGATGCTGACGCCACGCGGCAGGATCACGCCAATGCCGCTGCCGTTGAAGGCGCGGAGATTTTCAGCCGTAGGCGAGAAGGAGCTGCCCCAGGAGCTGACGGTTTCAGAGCCAGCCGGTGCATTGTCGATGATGTGCTCGCCGGGCGACACGCGGATCACCACGCGGTCGTACAGGTCATTGCCGCTGCCCGAAACGATGGACAGGCGAGCGGCTTCGATCAGCGCACGCTGTAGCGTCTTGAACGGGGCGCTTTTGGAGTAGCCAGCGGTGATCTGCTGATTGGTCAGCGGCGGGACGGCCGTTGCGTCGGCAGTGCCTTCGACCCAGTCGTCAGCGCCGATCTCGGGGTCAACGTAGAGGCAGGTGGTGGTAACGCCTTGACTGGTGCCGCCCACATAGCGGCGGGCAGCAGTGGCAATGGCGGCGATCTGTTCGCGGAAGCCGGCCTGGGTGATGTTCAGGTCGTTGATGGATCCCGTTTCGCCGGGAAGCAGGATGGCCGCCACGATTTACACCTACACTTGTCTGCAGTTTACACGCCCATTTTGAGTTCGATCGGGCCGGTGGTCACGAAGCGTGCAGTGCCGACGATTGCTTCTGTAGCGCGAGTGTTGATCGCGGTATTTGTTACCAACAGTTCGCAGCTGTAATACAAGTCGCCTGGCGCCAGTTGGTTGCTAGTATCAACGCGATCTGTAATCATAAAGAACTCGGCCTCAGCTTTTGCGCCGCGCTCGGTCAGAAGCAGTAGTTGCATCAGTGAGGTGGAGTCGTACTTGTTTTCATCGGTGCGGCGCTCAACAAGAAAGTCAAACGAACCACCGCCGCTGACAACTGATTTGACGCTCTCGCCGAACTTTTGACCAACGGCAGTCGTGTCAACGTTCTCGGCGTTCAACTCGATGCTCCATTCCCGAAGTTCGCCTTGGATGATCCAGGGGAAACCGCCAATCCAGCGGCGCGGTTCAATTTCCGCGTCGTCGTATTCGGCAGTGCCGGCGGTGGGTTGCAAGTAGTCCGGTGCGTAGTCGCAGATACTGGCAAGCGTGGATTCATCTCGAATGTCCGAAAACCTGTAGTCACCAGTTGCGGCAAGGCATTCGGCTAGGGCGTTGTTGTACTCTTCGGTGCCAGCTGGTGCGATCAGTACGTACTGAAAATCAAGCTGTTTGAGGTCAATTCGATCGCTTGTGCTGCCGCTAAGAGCAGCGGCTCTTGTTGTGTATAAACTTAGCCTTCCAAGTTGATCCCTGTAGATGAAATACGTGCCGCTGTTGACTGGCGTGCCACGATTGTAGAAATACACCGTGTCGTCATCACTAACGTAATACTCGTCGGTTTCGTCTGTAACGTGCGTCCTGTTCGGCCCTAAATCCCAGATTGAGCCGAAGTAACAACCGACGCCGCTGGGCAGGGCATCGGCAGACAGCGGAAGCCCTTCTGGGGCTACAAGATAGACCTCGTCGCCGTTCCAAAACTCGGTGCTGCTGACTTGCAGTGTGTCAGTGTCAGACCGCAATGCTGACACTGGAACAACAATCGGCGCGGGCGCTTCTCGGCGGAAGCGCACATAGCCTTCAACGCCAAGAACTGCCATGACTTAGAAGCCGCCGCTGATGGAACCAGAAACTTGGAACGACACGGAGCAAACTTGGATTGCACCAACGCTGACGCTTGGCGACACGCTGGTTAGGAACGCCGAGCAGCTCAGGCTTTTGCCTCCAGCGGTGTCCAAGACGAAGCTCACCGAACCCGAAACGTCGTCGCCATCGCCGAGGATGCTGTTCAGCAGCGCCGTCGCTTGGCCTTCCGATGGGTCATACATCAACTCAGCCGTACCAGTGGAGCCGCGCATCCCTGGTACGTAGGTTCGGTCATGCACTCCGAGCGTGGTGGTTTCCAGTGGATCCTTGTTGATCGACATGGACCACGACCGCACCTTGCCGACAGTGGCGCCGTTCCAGTTGAGGGCGCCGTTTTTACCAGTAAGGACAGCCACTGATCACACCAAGCTACAACCAGCCTAGCTAAGCGTCGCGGGTGGCTTCCAGTCTTACGCGAACGCTGCTGATTCCGGGCTTGATTCGTTGTACTTGCGGCGGTTCTGCAAAGTGCCAGATCAGCCCATCGCCGCCATCCGAAACGTATGCGGTCAGCGTGGCATCCGCGCCATCGAACACTTCACTCGGCACCGTCACAGCATTCAGTTGGCCGCGTGATGCGTTCCAGGCGTCAAGAAACTCAACAGCGGAGGAATCGGCGATGTTGTCAAAATTGAGCTGCAAAGTGGATCGCGATCCACGGTTGCCGAAGATGCGGCGGGACACGACGCCGCTGAGCGAAGTGTTGGACTTGACCGGAAACTCCGGTGCCGTGAAGTCCATCGCCGTTGGCGTCAGCGCAGGTAGTGCGGCCATACTCAAGTCTCCACCCAGTAGTTGTCATCGTTCCACTCAGCGTAAAGCTGAAGGGTGCCATCCGACAAGAGCGGCGAATGCACGGCTTCGATTTCGTAGCCATCCTCGCTGGGCGTAATGGAGTCGATGCGATAGGTGCGCGTAATGATCTCCGAGGTTTTGACTGTGAATACAACACCAGTCGGCGTGGCAGTGGTGCCGCCGTTGCGGACAATCAAAGTGCCCTCGGTTACCTCGGCATCTTTGTCGCCTGTCCAGTAAACGACTTCGTAGCTCCCATCTGCCAATGCAGTGGATGACACAAGCTGGCCGTCACCAGTAACGGCACCATTGATGAACTGGTTGTAGTGCGTGTAATCCAGTGCCACCTTGATAAAATCTCCAGGGGCGATTGAACTGGTTAGGGCTTCGTAGGTGGTGCTGATTTTTACGGTGTGATCAGCAAGCCGCCTGGCGCCAATGATGAACCGGGCGGCCTTTAAAGCGTGCTGCTCACTGGTGCAGTATTCGGATATGTCAAGGCTTTCGGTGACACCTTGGCCCCAGTCCGTGTAATACACGATGCGTTCTTTTGGCTCAGGAAACAGGCCGTAGGCGGGGTCAACGCTTTCGGAGGGAGCATTGCTGCCGTAGCGCTCTGTCCTGTACTTGACTGACATGGAGATCGGCTGGCGCTGTTCGGCTTCAGCCATCGTCAGATTCATGCTGATGCAGTTGCCCGCCGTGAACAGGCCGCGAATTTCGGGCTTCTCGGGGATAGCTTGCTCCAGGTAGAAGATGCCGCCGCGCTCAATAAGCAGTAGGCAGTGCGTGGCAGCCGTATCAGCCGCCCATTGCCGCCAGTTGGTGTTGTTGATCTTGGGGCCGTCGTAGAAGAAGCGGTTGTCTTGACAGAATTGCGCGGCAGCCGTGAACGATGCAGTGTCAATCTGCTCAGCGCTGATCTCGTTACCAAGCCCGTAGCGCTTGTTCAGCATGAAGTCGTACAGGATTTCAGGGAACAAGTGCGTGGCACCAAAGCCACCGAGCAGGCGTTCTACTTCCTTGCCTTCGGTGACGTAAGCCGAAAGCTGCGAGAACTGCGACCACTCGCGGCTTGCCCTTACGTTCATGCCAATCAGGCACAAGTTGTCGTATTGCGGTGTGAAGGGGTTGGGTTGGATGACGTTGACGTAGGCGATTTCGTGCTCGGGTGCAGACGAGCAAGACGTAGAAATTTCGTCATACATAAAGAACTCGGCAGCACGTGCATAGCGATCAAGGTATGTGCCATCTGTCGCCGAGCCGTAGGTGCCTTCAGTCCAGCTAAGGCCAATTTCTTGCTTGGGACGTAAACCTTGGATGTCGAATAGTTCGTCAAATGAGCGCGTATCGATGTATCGTCCTTTTACGTATGCGCTTCCGTCGGCGAAACCAAGCGACAGCAGCGAAGATGTAGCGAGGTTGTCTGCTTGAAGTTCAATAACTTGCCACGGCAGGTTTCTGATCTCCCAGCTAGAAACAGGCTCGATTCGCACCTCCCATGCTGCATCGCCTTTCATTGCGAAGCGGATGAAATTAAAAGATGGCGTTTCTTTTGCTCCGCTCACTGCAAAAACATAGTTGCTCATGTTGGCGAACTCAACAGAATCTGCTGGGTCCGAACGTAAAGCGATGCGGAAAAAGCTGTAGCGCTTTTCAGGAGCAGTAATGGTGCCTGAAGTAAATATTGTGTTTGCTAAATTGTCAAAAACGCTTTCCCCGGCTAAACCATCGGCAGCTTTCCAGTTGATGGATTCGTAGCCAGGAACCGCGCTTGGTGTCATGACGCTCGTGTCCACAGCGTCAATCCTGAGATAGATAAAACGGGACCAGTATCCAGGCTCGTACAAGCTGGCATTTGAAACTACATCACCCGCTGCGTAGCCAGCGCCGCCGTCATTAATGGTGACGCTTGTAATTGTTCCGCCACTAACAACTACGGTTATTCGCATGTCTTGCCCGGATGTACTTTCCGGGTAGACGCGCATTGGACCATAAGTACCATCTACCGGCCCGCTGA